TGCTTATAGGCTGTCATCTGTGAATCAGTAACCTTGAGCATAGGCATGACACCTACTGACTTCTCTGTGACACCACGTACGTCAGACCAATGTCCACCTACGCCACCACCTTTGACACTAAGCCACGCAGTCTCTGCATGATGTTCTACCAGTCCCTTGACGCTATCCGGTACATAACTTAGGAAGCAACTTATAGGTAATGCCTTGTGTTTCTCCTTAGGTTTCGGTGCGTTGCTTAGGATAGGACTTGAGAACATAAACCACAGGTTACTAGAGTAATCATAGATGCGCTGTGCCAATCTCATGTTACCTCTTGAGTAAAACGCTGAGGCCCGAGCAAAGGCCTCCTGTGGCGAAGTCTCACCGTCAGCTAAGTAAAAGTCACGCACCAGCTGATACGCTTGGTCAGTCAATAACTTATCACGGCTTAGGTCAATTTTAATACCATAGACTTCTTTAGTTGTCATTCTTATTCTCCGTCAGCAAATTCTATTAGTTTGTTTAAGTAAGTCTGGGCCTTCTTAAGGTCCTCTACGCCATTCTTATCACGCCAGCGACTAATGTATTTAATCACGTTACCCTCTAGGAAGCCACAGAAGCCTTCCTCTGAGAACAACGACTCCATGTAGTCCCATGGTTGTATATCGAAGTCATAGTGCTGCGGTGGTTTCTCCTCGGCACCGTAGTGTAAACCGTCGTTACCATTTTGACCTATGATGTCCATACGCTTTACCATAGCCTCACGAGCCTCAGCATTACGTCGGCTTATTTCCCAGTATTCTTCCATGTCTTTTTCGTTATAACTCATAGTTTATCTCCTAATGCTTGACTAATTGCCATACCAATACTTAACGTAAGGTCTTCCTCATAGGAACTAACAAAGGTCACCTCCGTTGATATACCTACAAGTCTAACCTGTATGACGTGCCCATTGGCTACTTTGGTCACTAGGACCTTCTCAATCATTTTGTCTTTACTGTCCACTAATGTATCCCTCAATCTTATCGTAGTCTTTAGTTATTTTGTCTTCAAAACGGTCTATTAGTTCCTCTGGTGTCACGTCAAGCAACTCCAGTATTTCATATACGTCTAAATGGTATAACATACGTTGTGTTAGTTCTTCATATGTGTAGCTCATTCCTCAATTCCTATGTAGTCAAATAACTTGTCCATGGTGTCAATAGTAAACCATTTTATACCTTCTTTCTCACACCACTCACCCATGTTCATCTTAGCGCCCTTACGTAGTTTCTTACGTGGGTCTGACAATAAAAATATTAACTCGTCGAATACCAAGGACTTCTTAATAGCTTTATACTACTGCGTATCTCCTACTCTAAAGTATCCTTTGCATTCTATCAGCATGTCCCCGTGCTCTGTCTTATAGACAAAGTCAGGGATGTACTTACGTTCAACAACATATGGCACCTTGTAAGGCTCAAAGTCAAACATAGGTGCCTTCTTGGCAAACCGTTCCTCAAGGCCACTACGATACTTAATCTCTTTAGAAGTCATCGTTAAGCTCCGCTACCTTTGGTAAGTTTACGACCTTGGTTAAAAATCTTGGTCCCGAACTGTATAAGAACGTTCGTAACTCTGGGTGGCAATGTTCTTTGTATGGGCAATAGGAACATGTAGTAGATAGTTTCAAGTTTCCTGATTTGCCATCCGGTACTGGGTCCGCACAGAAAGCTTCGGGTTCCGCTAGACCCACAATCTTTTTTAGGTGCTCTACCCGTTCCTCAATGCTCCAGTTAATATAGTCGTGCATAGGATGCTCTGTGTCTTCCTCATCGTACTTGAGGTACGTAAGGTGACCGTTCTGCTTGTCCATAGCTAACCAACCGTACTGTGTTTCTCCTTCCGAATGAGCGTAAGCTTTTATCTGGGCTATGTAACCGAAAGGGTCATCCTTAGCCAGTGTACCGTCCTTGAACTTCTTGAAGCCAAAGGTACTTGTGGACTTAACATCGGTAACTACACCGTCAATCTTACAGTCCATGTGGCCACGTATGCCACCAACGTTACACTTCTTCTGTTCATCAGTAACCGTATGTCCTGATAACTTAGTTAAACATAATAGTAACTCCTCGATAACATGTCCGTACATAAACTTAACGTATGTATGCGGTTTGATTTCCTCTTGTTCCGTACCGTTGACTACATTCCATAAGTACCTGTCGTCACGTCCTATGTTAGACAAGCGTAAGGTCCTAAAGTCTTTTTCTGTAGGTACAAACTCCTTCTTCATTAACTCTTTGATGTTCTCACCGAACTCGTCAATGGCTTTATCTACGTCAACTCCGTCAGGTGCTTTCTTAGTTGACATCAGTGTATAGATGTCTTTTACTAAAGTATCTACTGTTTTCATATTTTATCCTAGTGGGTATCAGCCCAGTTGTTACCAACCTTGAATTCTCCATCAAGTTCGCAACGTAAGTTTAATTGCTGTCCTGCAGCTTGCATGGATGCTACCGCAAGCATACCTAGTTTATCAGCGTCAGACTCTTTGACCTCAATCTGGAACTCATCATGAATGTTACCGACGAACTCATAATCAAGGCCCCATAGTTTAGCATATTCATCAAGAATAATCAAGGCTTTTTTCATAACTATTGCACCAGCAGATTGTAATAAAGTGTTCAATGCTGAGTGCGCCGAGCGAACGTACACTTTACGTCCATCTAGTCCCTTTAGATAACCTCTCTGGGACGCTTTCGCTACGTTGTCCTTAAGTTTCTGTAGGCTAGGGGTATTGGCTAGGAACTTGTCCTTGAGCTGTCTACCGACCTTCGCTGAACCACCTACGATACTACCTATCTTAGCGTCACCTGCTCCATATAGGAACGCATATATAAATGTCTTAGCTTGGTTACGTGTCTCTAGTCCTGCTGAGTTCTGGTTGGTCGTGTGTACGTCACCGTTTAGTATCTCATGAGTATACGCTTTGTCGTTCATATAGTGAGCTAACATACGTAACTCTAAGCCACTTGCGTCACAACCTAGTAACTTGTAGCCGTCCTTGACAATCCAGCAACTACGACACTCTTGGCCATACTCTGCGCTAACTGAAGGTACTTGTGCTAAGTTAGGTGAACTGTGTGTCATTCTACCGGTAACTGCACCGTTGGTATTCACGTAGCCATGTACTCTCTGTGTATCTGGGTCCATAGCGTCTAACCATGAACTAACCTGAGCAATACGCTTTTGTATCAATAGGTACTCAGCTATCAGGGATGCTTCCGGTATGCCCTTGACTTCCTTAAGTACGCTTTCGTCTACTATTGCTTGCCCTTTGTCTGTGAACTTCTGTGGTTTCCAACCAAAGTCCTTGAGGTATTCTCCTATCTGTATACGTGAGCCTAAGTTAAATGGCATTAGGTCTATTCTACTGAACTCTCCAGCTACTGTTGTCCATTGGTCCCCGAGGAACTTGAGCCCGACTGTCGAAATATTGCCATCCTTCTTAATCTTAGGTATGACTTTCTTGATGAATTTATACTTCGGTTTAAACCTCGCATGAACTTCGTCCTCCAGTTCCATTTTTCGTTGTTTAAGGATAGCAAGTAGGTCATAACATTGTACCTCATTGAGCCGCCACCCCCGTTTTATCTGTCTTTGTACAATAGTTTGTACTTGATGCTCAAGTCTAATGCTTTCCTCCGAGAAACCGTCAAGCTCTCTGAGAAGTTGCTTATAGACACCGATAGTTGCAGTAACGTCCTGTATACAATAGTCCACCATATCATCAGAAATAACGCTCCAATCTTCATGATGTGTCTTCTCCTCCTCTGTACCTCTACTTAAGTTTTTAAGACTATGTCCGCCCATCCTGCTAGGATTACTAAGCCGAGACATGACCAAAGTATCCGTAAGAACCACTTTTCCAAAATCGACTCCCATGATTCTCTCACAAGTAGGTACGTCATAACCAAGTATATTGTGACCGATAAGCTCAGAACTATTAGCAATAAGGCTATGGAATTCATTAAGGTTTCCTTTGTCACTTCTGAACACGAACTGTTCATTTGTGTCTATGTCGATACAAACAATACAGTGGATGACTGTAGCGTATATACCATCCGTCTCTATGTCAAAAGCTAAACGTTTCATTTAAAACTCCAAGTGTTCACTTGCTACGTCAGGTTTACTTGTTTCCTTCATACGGCCCGTGTTGTGGTCGTAGTGTAGGTATGCACAAGCTCCTGTAAGGCCCGTGAAGCGATTCTTTAGTATCCTGACTGTAGTAGTATTACGTACGTTCTCGTCAGGGTTCTGCTGGTCTCTCTCGAGCCCTATGACCATGTCGGATAACTGAGCGATTGCCGCTGAGCCACGTAGGTCTGCTAATGACACCTGAGCACCTTCCTCGTGACCTTTGCCGCCTTGAGGTCTCTTTAGGTGTGACACTAGGAATAAACCTATGCCAGTCTCCTGTACCAAGGACCTAAGCTTAGTCATGATACTGTCGATTGCCTTACGTTCGTCTGGGTTCTCTTGGTCACTCACCACGATACTTAAGTGGTCTAGGATAATCCATTTACAGTCTAAACCTTTAGCCATGTATCTTATACGACCTAATAGGTTATCTTCCTGTGTACTACCCCAGTGGTCCAACATAACGAACCTGTCGCTACCCATGGTTGGTTCCCAATACTTCCTACGTTCCTCATTAGTTAAATTAGGGTCCAAATGTAAAGGCCTATTGGCTTCTACTGACATGATACCTAATGTAGTCTTAGCTATGTCTTCCTCTAGTGCCAATATACCTATACGGTCTTCCGTTTCCTTCATGAGGTAGTGAGTTAATTCTCTGGTCATCTGGGACTTACCCATACCTGAACCGGAGGTTATAGTCACTAGTTCCCGTCGTCTGAATCCTTTAGTAAATTCGTTAAGTCCTGCCCAAGGGTATTCAATGCTGACAATATCGTCTTGAGCAGTGAGTATATCCCAAGTATCAGCACTAGTAATGATGCCGTCAGGACGATAAGGCTTAGCATTCCACCACTCCTGTGTAAATTCTCTAGTCTTACCCATCTTGAGCATGTCCCCTGCGTCCTTCATAGGTAACACTAGGTTCTTAGCTTTATTAGGTGTAAATAAATCAAGTACTTCTTTTGATGCCTTCTGACCTGCGTCATCATTGTCAAAGCACAGTACCACGTTGTCAAATGTTTCTAGCCAGTCTAGGTTCTCTTTGATGTCCTTAACTGCGCCGGATGCTCCAGTACGTAAGCTCACCACTGGGAAACGACACTCGAATATTTCGGCCACCGCTAGTGCGTCCAGCT